TGTATATGAAAGAGCGCAAATAGAGGCGTATAATCTACTTATATGGCAGAAGTCAGACATAAAGCGACCGAATAGTTTTCAAGGCGCTACGATAGGGAATTTGACGTTAAAACAGGCTTTAGAGATTGTTGGAGTATTTAATTGCTCATATAAGGTCGAACCGGGTAATATATTACGCATTGAGCATATTTCATATTTTGAGGGTGAGGAAACGGAGGGCGAAGATATGACAGTAACCTATCCCTCAAGGGTAAACAACCGCAACACTTATTCTTATGATGACAACGAGTTGGTCAAATATGATAAGTTTACATGGATGGACACCGTTCAAGACAGGGATTTTAAGGGCGTAGATATTGAATACCTAAACGATTGCAGCGAGAATACCCGGTCTTATGCTTTTGGCAGGGTAACAACCTCAATAAGCGAAATAATCGAAAACGCTAATAATTTTACAGACGATGGATATGTTTTAGCTTCTGCGGTTTTGATTGATGGGGATTATATCGTTGTTTCAGATAGAGGAAAGATAACTAATGAACCTAAATTAAACGCTCCATTATCTTTAGCCAACCTGCATTATAATTATTGGAGATACGACAGACCGTTTGAAAGCGGTAATATGAATGGAGAGGAAACACAATTCATCACAACAAAGAAAACCAAACGACAAGGGATTATCAATTTACCTATAAACCCGGATGACTTTTTCAGTTATAATTTTAGAAATTTGATCAAAACAGGATTAGGTTGGGGAATGCCGAGCAATATCACTTATTCCGCATCGTCTTGTTTAGCGTCATTTAATATATTGCATAATGATTAATCGAATAAACGCTTCGTCTATATTGCCGTTTTATACTAACCAAAACCAACAATACGCAAAGTATTATTGGAACGCAGGGTATTTGATTCCGGTGCATAGACGAACACTTATACCTTTTCAGATTAGAGTTAATGGAACAGTAACGGCAGTAACTGAATTTAAACTATTGCCTATTGCCGGGAATGCTATTACCCTAAACAATAATTTGATTACACTAACAACCGAAAGCGGAACTACCTATGTTACTTATAATGGAGGCGATACTGGGGCGGATCACCCATGCGGAAATTATACAATCAAAGTTCAATTAGATAGTAGCACTAACCTTTACAGCGATATAGTAAGGTTGTATAACTTCACCAACGATGTTGATTTTGAGAGATGGTGGAAACTAACCTACAAGCCAAGTTTTAATGTTTTGCATGGTATGAGATTTGGGAATGTATTTACCCCTCATTTATATTTGGAGGGTTGGGTAGATTACCCGGAAATAGAAAGAGAGGAATTGATTGACGTTGATCAGACCGGACAGCAAGTTTTATCGTCTGCATTCACTAAAGAAAGACAGGTTTTAGTAACACAAGCATTGCCAAACCAATTACGCTATCCTTTATCATTATTGAGGGAGTTATCGACTGGATTGGCGACAATAAGTAATTTAAAAAATACAGATTTAGTTTTCAATATATCAGAGCCGGTATTTGTTTTCTCAAATGCTAACAATCAGTATTACACTTCGGGGAGATTATTATTTACAGCACAGCGAGATTTTGTCAATGCTTGTGGTGTTGATTTGAGCGGATATGTTGCATTCGGTGAGATTGAGGACGGTAGTATTGTTTTCGGGGAGGAAGTAGATGGAGGCGTAATCTTTGGATATTTACAATAATGACAGCGGAAGAATTTGACAGACAGCTGGAAGAATCAATTAACTTGTTAAGGCAAAACAGGAGAGATGAAGTATTGCGTATATCAAGTGATTTAAAGGCTTTGGTTCAATTAAGAATACAAACAAGCGGTGAAAGCCCGACTGGGGGTGCATTTGCGCCATATACGTCTAAATATGCTAAATACGGACGTAGAAAATTAGGGTATCAAGACCAATACTTTGACTTTACCCGGACAGGACAGGCATTTGCCAATATTAGACCGATTGTAACAGAGGACACAGATGACAGCACAACGGTAACGGTCAGCGGTGTAAATCAAGACACTAACGACAAACTACGAGGACAAGTAAGAAAGAGGGGAAACATATTAACGCCGAATAATGAGGAATTGGATATTGTCAGAGAAGCAAACAGGCGTAGGATTCAAAAATACATACCATGAAATCAATTATTGCAACGAGTATAAGGGATGCACTTATAGGAATTGACTGGCTTGATCCGGAGGTTAAGTCAAGGGCAGCCGGGTTGGTTATTAAGACTACTAAACAGGTGAAACAAGGCGATGGCTTCATTAATGTAACATTTCCAATAACCAACGATTTAGATGGGAAGAAATGCTATGAAACCGGAGATTATTACGCTATGCTTCCAAATGCTAATTATGCAAGTGTGATGTATATTGAAGCACCGAACCCTTTGACTTTTCAGTATGATGAACAAAGGCGTCAAGTGGTGTATTCAGATAGCATGAGATTGGTTATTTGGGGAAATATGAAAAAGGTTGGTAGTAATGACTTGAACGCAGTTGATAGGATTATATATCAAATCACTAAAACACTAACAGCAACACCGGGAAACAGGGGCATCGATAGTGGTTGTATTGAAGTAACGGACACAAGAATAACAGGCGGTAAAATAGATATACTAATAAATGGCATTGAGGTTAACAATCCGGCAATATTTAGTGAGTATTCATGGGTGGATAAAACACAGGCGTTCACTTATCCCTATCAATATGCGAGGATCACGATGCAAACGTATTTGAGAATGGGGTTAAATTGTTTAGAGGATTTAGAATTAGCAGAAAATGAGTTATGTTAAAATGAGGCAATTTGTTTGTTTTGAGTGTGGGTATGAAGAATTACACTATTCACCGCAGCCTTATATTGTTTGCCCGGAATGTTTTGAACCAAACGCAATAAATGATGAAATTATTGATGACGAATTACGAATTGATATGGATGAGTTATATGATGGCGAGTGAATTAGCAATAGGTTTTATTTTCGGCTTATGGGGAGCGTTATTTACCAAAGTGCTTACCTATGATGACGAGATCTTTGGGTTTATTCCAAGATTCTTTGTTTGGGTAAAAGGCGACTATGAATTAAGGTGGTGGGAAAAACCTATTTATGTATGTCCTTATTGTGTAGCTGGTTGGCATTTAATTGCCTATTGGCTTATCTTTGTTAAACTTTCAATACCAATTTTAGCAATTATAACGGCGATGTCTATCGCTTATTTTTTACGCAAATGAAGCAATTACCAAGAAAAGAAAATGGCGATTACGCAAGGGAGTTTAAAGCCAACGGCAATAAATACATTATTCGTTCAGCAGATGAGGGGATAGGTATTTTGCGCTGGTCTAAATTACAGTTAATGAGTTCTGTATTAGGTTATGGAGCGGATTTGGCTAAATTAGAACAAGGCTTTAGTAGATTGAGTGATATGTTTAATGGATTCGTAAAAGGAACGAATACTATTTTTGAAATAGCGACGCATATCAATGAGATGCGAGGTGGAGCGGTTGAGGATTCAAGGCGTATGTATAATTATGCGTTTTGGACAGCTTGTTTATTTATTGTCAAAGAGGGTGAGGATATGAGTAAATTTGTAGAGGAAGAACAAGAAGCAAAGATAGACGACTGGAATAAAGAGGGTATTAATGAAAAGGATATATTGGAATTAACAAAAAAAAAATTGATGGAATACATAACCGCCTAAAATCCTTACTGACTGGTGGCGAAGATGGTTCAAAGGTTATAGGTAGGGCGATATTGAGGGGAAATTCAATATATCTGTTAAAGTTAGAGTTAGAGATGCAAGTAAACGAAATGATTGAATTTATAATGGGTGTTCTACCGTACCAAAAGAATGACTTATTGTTATTGCCGGAAGATCAGTTCTTTATGACTATCGACCGGGCAAAGGTAGCGTATGAACGCCAAAATAAGGCGAAAAATGGCTGACGTAGAATTTAAACTAAAGTTTGACGATTCCGAGTTGTTACAAGGTATGCAACGAGTGAAAACGTCAAATGATGAAATAAAGAGAGGTATTGATGACATAACAAAGTCAACACAGGAAATGGGTAAGGCTGGGGCAGAAGCAGCTGAGAAGAATGAGGAGGGCTTACAAAAATCAATCGAGTTAGGATCTGAAATAAAAAAAGGTTTATTAGATGCGTTACAACAATATGGTTTGATCAATGCCCAACAAAAGAAATTTATAAATGATTCTTTAGAGGGTTTTAAAAAAATAAAAAACCCATTAACTTCTTTAAAAGATTCCTATAAAAATTTAGGTAGCGCAGTCGGTAATTTTGGCAAAAGTTTAACAGGATTAGCAAAAGGAACGTCAAATTTAGTAGGGGTATTTAGATCTGCTGGGTTAGCAGCGAGAGCATTTGGATTAGCATTAGTATCAACCGGAGTAGGGGCAATAGTAGTAGCATTAGGATTATTAGTAACATATTTAATAAAGTCAGGCAAAGCTGCCGAAGTTGTAAGTAAAGTAATGAGAGCGATTGGCGCTACCGTTGAGGTTGTTGTTGAAAGGATTACTAAATTAGGTGAAGCGGTTTTTAAGGTCTTAAAAGGTGATTTTAAGGGCGCAGCAGATACCGCAGCACAAGCAGTAAAAGGCATTGGTGATGAAATTACTGACACTATTAAGAAAGCAGAATATTTACAGATAGCAATAGATAATTTAGAAAAAGCATCAAGGGCATGGAAGTTAACGAGTGCAGAATTAGAGGCTCAAATTGATGACTTAATGACTATTGCTAATGATGGATCTAAAACCTATGCAGAACGATTACAAGCGATAACAGAAGCCCAAAAGGTTTCCGGGCAATTAAATAAAGGTAACCTAAAATTGCTATATGAGGAATTAGCTATTGTTCAAGAAAATTTAGAGAATAATGAAAAAGATAAAGACTTATTAGATCAACAAGCTGAAATAATATTAGCCATATTCAATGAGGAAAGGAAAGGTTATAAAGACATTAATAAACTAAAAGAGGATGGCGTTAAAATCAATGAAGATAGAATTAAAAAAATAGAAGAGGAGGGAAAGAAAGTCAAAGAATTAAAAGACGCTTATGAAAAGTTGATCGAGAAATTTAATGAGCAAGTTCAAAAAGCGGAATTAGATTTGATTACTGATCCTCTAAAAAAGGCACGGAAAGAAATGGAAATAGTTTTAGCTGAAATTGACTTAATGGAAGCGACTATTCGTAAAAGTGCTATGGCAACCGGACAGGCTTTGCCGGAGGGTTTTGAGGCTGGGATAAAAAGTTTAAGAGAGTCAGCTTCTAAAGAATTTAGAAAGTTAGTTAAAGATTCAATACCAACAGAAAAGGAAAATAAAGACATAGCAAAACAAGCGTTTTCAGCTTTAACAGGTAAAGATGCAGAGGAAGAAATAGCAAAAGGATTACAAATTACTATTACAGATACGAGAACAAGACTTCAAAAATTAGTTCTTAATGCCCAAGCTACATTATTCGATGCGTTTAAAAAGACATTTAATTTAAGTTCAGAAGAGGCAAAAATAGCTTTAGGGTTTTTAGAGCAATACGGACAACAAACATTATCCTCAATTATAGATATTGCAGCTGTTAACTTCCAACGTGCTTTGGGAAGAATAGATGCTCAAATCAATTCCTCAAAAGAAAATATCCAAACATTAAACAGTCAGTTGGAAGAGGAACGCAGAAAACAGGAGCAAGGATATGCTAATGATGTTGGTTTATTGGAAAAAAAATTACAAGAAGAACAAAGGATATTAACAAAGGCGCAAAATGAAAAATTAGCTTTACAGAAAAAAAATGCAAGGCAACAATTAATTGTAGACGCTGCACTACAAGCAAGTCAGACAACACTTGCAGTTGTTAACTTAATACGGTCTGGGGCATCAAATGGTTTGATCGGTTTATTCGCAGCTGCGTCCGGGATTGCTTTATTATTTTCCTTAATAGCTAAATCAAAAGCACAGGCAGCATCACTTCAAGACATTCCTAAATTTAGAGAGGGAACGGAATATCTTACAGGTAAAAGTCATGAGCAAGGTGGGGTATTAATTGAAGCAGAGGGAGGGGAAAGAATATTGTCTAAAAAGCTAAATGCAAAACTCAAAATGAGCAATGAGCAGTTAGTGAATTACGCTTTGATCGGGGAGAAAATGATAAAAGGTTTCGGAGCAATGGCTAATGAGAGAAAAGCAGACTTATTCCGCTATGAGCAATCTAATGCCTTATATACAGCTAATATGATCAAAGATTCAATTTATGGCGCAATGAATGAGAATAGCGACAGATTGATTGATTACTGGAAAACTCGTCCGGTGGTTATCCCTACACCAACCGGAACGATTGCGGAAAGTTATGAGGGATCGACTAAAGTGAGAAAAAAATATCGCATGATTTAATTTTTTTAGTGGGAATAGTGAATAATTAAAAAATAGTTTTTATATTTACATAAATTATTAACCACTAAAATTAAGAGCATGAAAACATTAACTTATCAAACAGCTTTAAAACAGATCAAAGAGGGTAAAATCGAATGTATTACAGACCTCAAAATTGGATTTGTTGAGATTCGCAGACATACAGGCAAAAGAGAAATAATCAATATTGTTGAAACCAATAAGGGTTATATCTTAACTTATAAAACACATTAATTAACCACTAAAATTTTTAATCATGGCAACAAGGTCAAGTTATCTAATTACAGAAAACAGAAACGGTAAAAAACTAAAGATCGCTAATGTTTATTTTCATTACGACGGCTACCCGGAGGGGCATCCTGCAGAAGTATGTGAATGGTTGTCCCAGTCATTTATTACAAATGGCTATGGGAAACAAAATAATAACATATTTAACGGTGCTGGTTGTTTAGCTGCGCAATTTGTGGCTAAATTTAAAGAAACAACCGGGAATGTTTATTTGTATGGTATAGAGGATTATGGCAAGGCAGGAGAGGAATATCTGTATGAGATTTATATTGATGGGGGTAAAATAGAGTTTATCGCAAAGAGGATAATTTGGGATTCATTTATAAATAAATACGATGGGTTTTGTGAAATCTTTAGAGGAAGCACAAAAGACTTTGCAGCTAAATATTACAAACCGGAAGAAGTTAATTAATCCAACAAAAGAGTGTAAGTAGTTTTTTCATGCTTTGATGTTTGAGCGCCTTGATTATAAACGTATAATTAGGGCGTTCTTTTTGCATTTACATTTTGTAATTGACATAAGATATTAGTATTTGTAATTTTACATTGAAAAATTGCACTTATGACAATAGATCAGTTTATTAAAGAAAATGAAACCGCATTAAAGCAAAAAGGGGCGGTTGTATTAGAGCATAAAGGATTTGCTAAAAAGACAAGGTTTGGGGAGCAGGTTTTAGTAAATCAAAGATTTGATGCAGATGGAGATCCTCTGAAAAGGGTATTTGTAAAAAGAATGGTTAATGGCAAGTATGTATTGCCTTATGAATATGCCGAAGCTGGTTGGGTTGAGTATAAACAGCCAGTTATAGTAAAGAAAAAAGATAACATAATCGAATAACAATGAAACAGTTTATTCCAATTAATAAGAAAACAAAACAAGAATACCCGGCTATTGACGCAACGGATAAAAAAGACGCTGCGCTAAAATGGAATACGGTATTTGAGGGTTTTACTGGTAAGTATGATTTTAAAGAAGTTATTAGTGTTGTGCCTAAACCGGAAAGGGCAGTAAATATTCCGGTCAAGAAAGAAGAAAATTAAATTTATGGAATTAGAGAATGTAATCATTGAGTTCGCCAAACTCGCAAACATGGCAGAAAATGAGGTCAATGACCTGTATGTAGTTGAAAAGGATGAGGATGGAAATGAAGTAAGGAAATTAGCAGATGTTAATGAGGCGATTTCAAAAGTGAAAAATGCCACAGCTGCCAAATTTAACGACATTAAAAACAATCACTACGGCAGGGGATTGAAAGAGGGTGCGTCTAAATTTGAAAGCTACATTAAAACACAATTTGATTCCGATAAGCAAGGAACTGAATTACTGCAAGACTATCTTACTCATATTGAAAGTAAAAGCCAAAAAGCAAAAGACAAGTTCACACCGGAAGAATTGAAAAATAACCCGGTAGTTAAACAGTTAGTCGATGCGGAAGTTAAGGCTTTGAAAGAGGAAAAAGACCGGGTATTGAATGAATTGAATGGTGAGAGAAATCGGTATTATACCGAGAAGTTAACTGAAAAGGCGAGAGGTGAAGCGATTAATGTATTAGAGAGAATCCGTTGGGCAAAGTCAGACGATCATGAACAAGCGGAAAAACAAAAGAAGGCTATATTTTCTCTAATAGATTATTCACGCCTTAAATTAGATGGGGATAAGATTATATTGGTAGACGCAAATGGTGAGCCGGAAAAAGACCAATATCACAATCCTATTAGCTTTGAAAGTTATATTGAGGCATTAAATCCATTTGGTATTCACAGGGTTAATCCTAATCAACGAAGTCCGCAAGGGCAACAAGGCAATCCAAATTCGCCAACATTGAAAATAAGAAGTCAACAGGAATATGACGAGTATATTCGTAAATATCCGAAAAACAGACTTGAAGCAATGAGGGCGTTTAGATCGCATTTAGAGGGGGTGTAGATTACCTTTATACATATAGAAACCTGCCGTTCGCTCCATATTGGGGCAACGGCTTTATTTTTTAAAAACTTAAACAAAACAAAATGGCAGCAGGAGATTTTACCGCTTCAGCGAGTTTGAGAATACAAGAAAAACTTTTTGAAGCATTCCAAGATCCAACCCCAGCAACCTCTGAATTTTCCACTCCGGTTAAGACAGCGGAAACCCTTTTATCAAAGAATACAGCGAGGGTAAATGAGGTATTGGTTAACGGCAGATGTGAGGGGTATAAAATTATGTGGCTAAAGTCTGGCGTTGATTCTATTGACTATTCCGGTGATGGTGCAGGGTTGTCCCTTAACTGCGATGTAGCAGATGGGCAAGAGTTGGAATCAGACGACAAGACTTATGACGACAATTTGCGTATTGTTGCGACTATCAGAGTTGATGACGACTTATGTGCAAATGATTATGTGTTTACTGAATTGAGCGCACAGGCGTTGCAAAAAGCAATGAATGACATTAGAAAGTCATTGTGTGTTAATTTGGTTAACTTTTTAGATGCTAATGCACAGGCAAACCTTGACAGTTCTGTAACCGGAATTGATTTGGGAAATGGTGCATGGGGAGTTAATAATGATGGTATTACTATTGAAGTACCAAAATTGGACTTCAAAACTCCAGATACTTTGGCAGAAATTGATGCTATTGTCCAAAACAATAATATCTATGGAAATTATTTCCTTTTAAATGGTAGATCAAACTTCTACAATGCTAAATTCAATGCAGACTTTAAAGGTTTAAATGACGATGGTAGAAGTATTCCAGCTACATTTGGGGCGTTTGATATGGTTCACGATTTGAGATATTTGGATCAAACATTGAGCGGATCATATACATTCGCAGTTAACCCAAATGCTTATGTAATATGGAATAGATCATACAGCCAATTAGAGGCGGTAATGGTTGACACTTCAAAGCAAATCTGGGAGTTCTATGTAGAAGATCCATTTTTAATGATCATGGAAAACGGCGTAATGCGTCCGGTGAGATATGAGATTGCTTACCAAAAAGTTTGCACAGGTAGAGATACCAACACAAGACATGCTAATAAGCATAATTGGGAAGTGAAATACTTGGGAGGTAGAGCGACTGCTCCGGCTGGTGTTGCAGGTGATACTGGGGTTGTTAAGTTTAAAGCTATCGCAGCGGTGTAATTGCTTTTTTATACATGGGGTGAGCGTAATGCTCATCCCTATTATTAAAACAAAAAACTAAAAGAAATGAGTTTAAAATTTAAGGCAGCAATTATAGTATGTGTTGGCTTATTGGTAGCTGCGACCGTAACAAGCCAATTTGAGGATCAAACCGGAAGCGGTGCGGTTGTTTATCAATATCAATTCCCGGTTGATACGTTAAGAGATGGGCAGAGTGAAACCTTTACAGTTCCTACATTGCTATATAGCAAATGGGATTATTCGTGGACAGTAACGGCTACACAGGATTCCGGGACTACTGGTTTGACTTTGAAGTTGTATGAGAGTGCATATCAACAAGGCGATACAAGCGCAAACGGAACGACTACATGGGTTGAATTGTCAGATACTTTAGCGGTTGCAGGTTCAGCTACTAAACGATTGAACGGCACTCCGGTATATGGAATACGACAAAAAGCGGTTGTTACTGCGACAGGTGCGCAAAAGACTGGTTATAACGTAAAAGTTGTTTTGAAAAAATACTAATCAATGAGTGATTGCCTTGATACTTTAATTGGCTTAACAGATGTTGATTGTGAATGTTTTGAGGATGATAGACCGGAGGGGTATGATACTTCGACTTCCGGGTATTATATAACAGACGCAGACGAGGGGTTCAACATATTAGAAGCATTGGCAAGTGGTTTACCATGCGGTGATGCTAATATATGGGATGCAATGGTTAAGGCAAGAGATAAGGCGATTGTAAGATTAAGAACGGATTATGTAGATAAGTTGAGGGAAGTAAGACGCCCTCGACTTAATACTTTTAATTCAGTCATAGGTAAAATAACAGCTAACCAAATAGTCGCAACGGCTTTTCCTTACGCTGGCGTGAGAATGTTATTACAGGAGGTAAAAGGTGGTGAATTTGTTATTGAAGAGTTTTATATCGGTTTAGATAAGACTAAAACCGTAACCCTTAATATAGTTTCAAACGATCCATTGTTTACGCCTATTCAAGTAACAGGAACAACAGAAGCCGGAAAGTTTAAATCCATTGAGCCAAATTCACCTATTATATTACCAATGTATGCAGATTTGGTGTTGAATAATACAGGTGATGAGCGTTTAAAATATTGGATTTATTACTCAATACCAAATGATAGTCAGCCGTTAAATAATCGTTGGGTATGTTGTGGTGCAAACCCTAATTGGAAAGCGCATTTAGATATTTCCGGCTTTACAACGAATGACGTAACTATTCCTATTGAAACAGGCGGTGGTGGATCAGCAATGGGGATAGCTATGAGGGGATATTTTAAATGTAATGATTTAGACTGGTTTTGCAATATTGACAAAGAAGCCGGGATAAGTTATCGTAATGTTTTAGCAAAAGCGTTACAGGCAAAAAGTGCAGCATACTTAATGAATTATGTTTTAAATAAGCAAGACGTTTCGCAATATACCTTAATGAATAGAAATGAGATGCACGACAAGAGGGCATATTTAGAACAACGCTATTTAGACTATATGACATGGTTGATTGATAATTACCCTACCAAAGCGAATGATTGCTTTGTATGTATTAAGAAGATTGAAAAGAAATCAATGATAATTTAAAAATTGAGAAATGAGTATAAATAATTTTGTAACCTGTCCGGTAAATTGCAATGATACGGTTGCTTTAGGGGCAATCCTTACATTACAAGATTGCACGACTTATGAGCAAAAATATTCCCAAGTCAAAAGTATAATTTTGACACCGGATGGACAGGCAGCGCCTTTTAATTGGGCAAGTGCGCCAACAATTACTATTGTAAGTGGGGAAATTGACAACACGACTACAAATGGCACAAAATCCAAATGGTTAGTCGGTGAGGGTGGTATTCCAGCTGCGGAAAAGGTAGTAGACGAATATCCCGGTCGTAAGACAAGAACGAGTTTTAGGACATATACTTTGACTTTTAATGTTAAGAATTTAAGTCAAGCACAATATGACTTTTTAAGGTTATTACAATGTGGCGTAACTGATTTTAAATTGTGGTATGAAACCGTTGGCGGTCATTTGTTTGGTGGTGCAAATGGTGTTGACATTTCCGGTCTTGACGTAGATTTCATCTACGGTGAGGGTAGAGATGACAAAGAATATGCAACAATCACAATTAATTGGGAAGCGGATGGAGATCCCCCAAGAGGCGTTTCACCTTTAGCATAATATTATGAGCATAACCATAACGCAGGTCAAACAAATTACGACTGGTGCAAGGATTACAGGCATTGGAACGGTAGCCTCCCCGCTTAATGTGCCTAATGGAGGTATTGATTTACCTGCTTTAGCAAACGGAACACCGGGAAAAGTCATAGGATTTAATGGAAATGGAGCACCTGCCTTACTTGATATGGCAGGTTTCTCTGTTTTCAGTTTAGGTAATGATGCTTATGTAATAGCGTCCGGGTTTGGTACTACCTTTTCAAAATCAAATGGTGAATTAACTTTTACTGTTCCGGTGAATGTAGATATAATAGGAGGATGGGTTTGGTTGGCTGCAAGTGAAACCGATGGTTCAAACAACGCTTATTTGAAACTGAATTATGCCGGAACAAGAATATTCAATCAAGACATAGCAAGGGCGAGAAAACCTATTATTGACGTATCCAGCGGGGCGGTTTCTCCAAGTCGAAACAGTCCAGCGTATAAATCAAATACCGTTCAACAAGGTATAACAGCCGTTGGCAATAACAACATAGAGGTTTTATTACAAAATGTTGGCACTATTTACCCGGAATTGTTGATCAGTTTTACCGTATAAAAAAAAGCAATGAAGAAAATTTTATTATTTATCCTTTTGCCGTTTATAGCACAAGCACAAATGGTGCGCTTTGGTGGCAATGTTTCTGGAATAACGGTGAGCCAAATACAGGGCGATACTTTTAGGGTTAAGGGTAATTTTAATGACATAACAGGGGTATCAGTAGGAACGCAATTACAGGCAGGGGATATATATTGGAGTCCGGCATTGAATGCAGGTGATACTTGTAGGAGAATGGTTGTTGTCAGCGCAGATACTTTATTTGCCGGGTTTGTTAATTTTCAAGTCAATGTTTTAGGTCAAGGCGCACCATCAACGCAAAATTCAAAGTTAATGAGGGAAACTCCAAATCAATCCCTTGACTATATTCCGCAAGGTGGTAATGAAGCGTTAAGGGAATGTATTTCACAATATTATTCTAATATTCTTGACAACCTTTTAGGGCAAGGCGGTGGTTTAGCGTCTGTATTAGTGGATTCATTAACTATTGTGGGTAATGGGTTAAATGATAGTTTAAGAGTTGATACTAACGTAATGGCTACGATCAAGGCGTTAAATGATTCATTAGCTTTAATTACAGCGTCTGTTTCGGTTGATAGTGTTACGATTTTAGGGGATGGGCAGACTACGCCTTTAAGAGTTGATACGACAGTCATTGCGACATTGAGCGCATTAAGGGATAGTTTAGGGGATGGTATGTACCAAGAAACATTTTACCCAAATGGATCACAGAATGTTTTTCAAGTAACTTTATCAGGGGGGATATTACCGGACGATAAAAGCGATATTTTGGTTTTAAGAAATGGGGTGGTATTAGATGCTGGATATATATTAAATTTAGATGGATCAAATGGTCAATTAGAATTGTCCTTTATGCCAGACGATGGGGATGAGATTGTAATTATATGGTTTAATGGGGATGTAGCGGTGAGTATTGGCGGTGGTGGCGGTGTAGATTCAGTATATACGGATGGGATAACAGCTTTAGGGAATGGGTTATTGATTGATAAAATTAGGGTAGATACGACATTAATTGCTACTCAAACCTATGTTGCAAATGCAATCGCTCAATCGGGTGCAGGAGATATAACGGGGGTAAATGCAGGGTATGGTATAGGCGGTGGCGGTTTAAGTGGGGATGTAACAATAACCACAGATACAAGCGTTATTGCAGCCAAAGAATGGGTTGATATTAAATTAATCCCTAAAATGGAAGAGGTAGTTGCCAGTATGTTTTTAATAGGCAAAGGAATTGTCGGTGATACTTTGACTATTGATACTATGTATGTGGCTTCAAAAGAATATGTTGACAATTCTATTGCAGGGGCAGGTGCAGGGGATATAACAGGGGTTAATGAAACCCCTCAATATGGTATTATTGGAGGTTCTGCAAGTGGGTCGGTCTTGTTAAGAGTAGATTCTACGGTAATTGCTGACAGATCATGGATACAAGCACAAGGGTATAATTCCGGTGATTTTATTGCAACAGGTGCGACAAGTGGTAACGGTATAACAGGATCAGCAACAGGGATAGGTTCAACATTTACGGTAACGTCAAACGCTACCAACGCAAATACACCCTCAACGATTGTTTATAGAGATGCAAGTGGTAATTTTAACGCCGGAACGATAACAGCATCGTTGACAGGCAATGCTTCAACGGCGACAACATTACAGAATGCAAGGAATATAAATGGAACAAGTTTTAATGGTAGTGCTGACATAACTGTTCCTGTAAATGCGACTAATAGAACGACAAGCGAAAGCGGTCATTTGTTGTTTAGTGGCACGACTGCGACCGGGAATATTCCGGTTTATACAAATACTAACATAAGGGTAAACCCTGCAACGTCAACGATAACAGCGACATTGAGCGGAACGGCTACGCAAGTGTCTAATTCATTGGATGCCGGGTATGGATTGACTGGTTTAAGTTTTACAGGGGCAGATCAAAGAACATGGGCAGTTGATACTTTAAACCATATAGCATCAAAGGCTTATGTTCAAGGTTTAATTGGAAGTGGTGGTGTAACAGCTACCAACGGCGCTACAAATAAATTAGCTTTCTTTACAACTGCAACAAATATTGATGGGGGTTCAAGGTGGAGATTTGGCTATCAAGCAGATCCGGTTTTAACAAATTCAACGGATGTTTTCTATTATGGCAATGCAGGATTGACTGATAAGTTTAGTGTATTTGGAAAGACATATTTAGAGGATGCTACAATCGCAACATTAGCAGCGACTACATTTAATGTTACTAATTTTGGAGTAACAAATTTAACCGTAACTAATAACGCTACATTTAACGGTGCAGGGGGTTTAAATTCATACTTTAATCCCGGTGGTCAGTTAGGTGTTCAAACATTACCCAACACTTCAATACCATACTCTATAACAGCATTAAGAGGAGCGCATTTTAATACTTCTCAAAATTCATTAGATCAAGGAGATTTTAAAATAAGTAGCGGTGGACAAGCAAATATGTTTTTTGTTGATGCTGGTTTAAATTCTATTGGGGTTGGTGTTGCTCCTCCAAACAATAGCTTTAATATGCATATTAATAATGGGTTAAATATAAACCATGCTTTTGGTAGTGGGCAATTCAATGGATTAAATGTTAACGGATCAAGTGGAAATCCAAGTTTATTATATGTTAATCCACAGGTCAATAATGTAGGTATTGCAATAGGTTTACCTGCAAGTTTTGTCAAGTTAGACGTAAACGGATCTCAAAGGATATATGACAATTCTTTAGTATTTCAAAACACCGGAACAGGCGCAGGTAGTTTATTAGCAGGTACAAGAATGTTTTTAACTTCAGGCGGCACAACATTTAATATTGATAATCAAAATGCAGGGGCGATAAGAATATATACTGGGGGAAATGTAAATAATGGTATAGAAATTGGGGCAACAGGAATTGTAAATATTGGAGGCGGTGGAACGGGAAAATTAAATGTTACTGGGGATGTTGATTTTAATGGTAATACATATTTAAGGAATAACTTATTTCAATATATTCCTGCAAGTGGTGGAGGTATAAAAATTCATAATACTGTAACTGGAAGTGGTGGAACTGATGGCTTTGCTATTTTAGGTATCGATAATGCAGTTTATCTTAATAATTATGAAACTGCTTCTATTATAATACAAACAGGTAATGACAATACCAAATCAATACAATTAAATTCATCAGGACAAGTAAGAATAGCTAATTTATCAAATATTTCTGATGTTGGCGCAAGTAGTAATGGTACGCTTCAAGCTGCAAGTTCAGACACTACTTTAAAAGAAAATATCATTGACAATACAATAGGAATTGAAACAATAAAAAATATTCAAACTATAAAGTATAATTGGAAAGATAGAGAGGAACAAGGTAATGATATAGAGATTGGTTTTAATGCACAAAATTTAGAGCAAGTTTTGCCGGAATCAGTATATAGAATAAAAAGCAACGGTAAATTAGGTATTAAAAAGTCAGTTATTATTGCAGTCTTAACTAAAGCAATTCAAGAACAACAAGCTATGATTGAGCAATTACAAAACGAAATAAAAGAATTGAAGAAATGAGAATATTATTCTTTCTATTCCTGACAATAAATTTAATGGGGCAAACACCTCCACGAGTAACATTTAAGCAAATCCAAAAAGACACCTTAACAGGCAGTATTGCCGTTAGCGGTCTTGATTCCAACTTAACCTATTCCCGAAACTTTTACATAAGTGCGGATTCTTTTTTAATACTTTACGGTGATACGGTTGGGCAAGGATCATTAAACGCTATATTAGTCGATGGGGTAACAATTTTAGGAGATGGTGTGAACACTAATTTAAGCGCAGACACTAACCTAATTAAAGACATAATTGGCGGTATAATTAATGCCGGGTTAGGAATTGATGTAAGTTATAACCCAATAGATAAGGAAATACTCATTGAAAGTATGAGCATTGAGGACACAGTTTATAACGGCACAGGAACGCAAATTAACAAAGGAACGCCTTTATATGTGGTTGGGGTTCAAGGTAATTATTGGTCAGTCGCCCCAGCAGATGCAGGGGATATATCTAAACTTCCAGTCGTAGCAATCGCAGGTGAAAATATCGCAGATGGAACAGAGGGTTTGGCTTTAATCAAAGGGCATATTAAAGGGGTTAATACTTCTGCATTTACGGCAGGGGATGAGGTTTATGTTGCCGTTGGTGGTGGATATACTAATGTAAAACCTAAAGGTGAGAGTAATTATGTGCAATATTTAGGTAGTGTCATAAAGACAGATGCTAATGGTAGTGGCATTATTAATTTAGGGGAGGTTGAAAGCAATCTTAATCCGGGCAGGATATTTATTGGGGGAGCGGATTCAACGATAACAAGGGTAACACTAAATGATAGTATAAGCGCAATAGTGGGTGATAGTTTGAATTCAAATGTTGTTAGATCAATCACAGCTGGTACATTTTTAAGCGGTGGTACTATAACCACATCCGGAACGATTGCATTAGATACCGCTTCAGCAGGGTTAAAGACGTATATAAGTGATAATAAAGGAACAGTAAATTTAGCATCAGGCGTAACCGGAACGCTTCCAGTTGCAAATGGGGGAACAGGTGCGACTACGTTAACATCGGGAGCGTTTTTAAAAGGAAATGGAACAAGTGCGGTTTCGGGTTCAAGTAACTTAACCGAAACGGCTGATACTGTTTATGTGGCTAAGTTTTTGAATGTGGATACTTCCACTCTATATGTCGATGCGGTAAATAATAGAGTTGGGATTGGGACGAGTAGTCCTGCATATAAATTAGATGTTAATGGAGATTTTAATATAAATGCTGCAAATACCGATGATATAATGTTTATAAGAGGCACTTTTGTTGGTACTAATACAGCTGCTGATACTGGAATTATTAGAATTGGTGGTGGAGAACCTAATCAAATAAGAGGTTTTCTTGAAATGAGGCAAGTTTTTGATGGTACTTTTACAGATACGGATTTTGGAATTATAGCTACTGATGGAGGAGTAGCTGTAACAGAAGTTCTTACAGTTAAAGGCACAGGTAATATGGGGGTTGGAACTCAAACGCCTGCATATAAATTAGATGTTAATGGAAATGTTAGAGGTGATATATTTTATTCTGATAATAACTCTTTTGTTCAAACACCTTCTGATATAAGATTAAAGAAAAATATAAGTAGTTATAATTATATAACTGATAAATTAACATTATTAAATATTGTTAATTGGGAATGGAATGATGTAAGAGCAGAATTATTAGAAGGTAGAAATTCTAAAGATAAAATAATGCGAAAAACTGAAAGTGGATTAATAGCACAAGAAGTTGAATCTTTGTTTCCTGATTTAGTTTCAGTTGATAACACAGGATATAAAACATTATCATATATAGGTTTTATTGTTCCATTATTAAAAGGATTTCAAGAACAACAACTAATCATAGAAACCCAACAACAAGAAATAGAAACCCTTAAAACCCAATACAACGATTTACTTCAAAGGATTATTAATTTAGAAAACAAATAAAAATGAAACAGATATTTATTTACTTATTACTGCCTTTAATTGGATTAGCTCAAATCCCAGACACTATCTATTACCAACCCTTTACCTATACCGATACAGAAACAACCGGAACTTCTGATAGTCAGCTTTATATCTTATTCGAAGCCAAAACCTTACCAAATACGCTTTACAAACTTCCACAGCCTATTGACAAGGCAATGACTGGTACAGAGGTAGCTGACTATGTATTTAATTTAATTTACAGATATGAGAATTTAAACTGGTTAGATGAAGCTCGGATTCAGCAAAGGGTTAAATCAAATAGTTTGATGCCGACCGTAAATAAAATTATGCAGGATTTGACAGGGCAAGGTTATTTTATAACAGCAAGGAGTAAGTTTATTAATTCGCTACAAGGGGTTTATATTGTCAGGCAACCACAAAGGACAGCGGAATATTTCTTAATAAGAGCCAATGGGAATATTGCAGAATGTGATGAAAATGGAAGTGTGATAACTGGGGGAAAGACCGGACAGATACAAATATTCACAGAAAATAGATTTCGTGTGATGACATATTTTGGGCAAAACTTGATTTTCAACAAAGAATTAGATAGTCAGTTTTTCTATTCCGATAATGTTAAAATAAGAAAAATAAAAGAACTATGAAGTTTTTAGCAGCTATTCCATTCATTGATGGATTAATTAAAAGCAATGGGTTTGCGGTGGTCGTTATGTTTGGCATGATGACTGCAATGGCTTATACCTTATGGAATCAATACAACAAAACCAACGAAAGATTAAGTGTTGTAGAACAGCAGGTTTTGGAATGTTACCGAGAGAATATGAAAAAGACAAATGAATTGATTGAGCGAAACACAATAGTTTTAGAAAAGGTAGCTAAAGAATTACAGAAATGAAAACTGGCACAAAGATTGATTTTTACCCCATTGGTAAACCGGATAAGATCGCAAGGGGAACAGTAATGGCAGCCGTTGGGGATAATCAATACAAGGTAGCATTACCTAATGGCAAGGTCAAGTTAATAGATACCGTTTCGTTTGTTATTCAGAACTATTCTACCATTAAATTAGTATTAGAATTTATAATTAAATTAATCAAAGAGTTAAGACCGGGCAACCGAGAAGAACGAAAAGCAATCAAAAATGAAATACGGAAAACCAAAAGGGAAGCCAAAACCCAAACCAAAAAAAAATTAGACAATCATACATATGAATGATTACCCGGAAGCAGCGGTTAATGCTGCAAAGAAAGCGTTAAAGTTTAAAGAGGATAATAATATAGATTGCGGTACATTCGTTGGTTGGGCAAGGGCGAATCAAATCGCTAAAAGGGAAAACCTGTCAATGACAACAATTAAAAGAACTTATAGCTTTTTAAGCCGGGCAAAAACTTATGATCGAGGTCGATATACTGATGAGGATGGCAAACCAATATGCGGAAGTATTATGTATGATGCTTGGGGCGGTGATGCAATGCTTCGATGGACTAAAAGAATACTAAATGAAAACGATTAAATATTTGGTTTTACATTGCACCGATACCCCACATGATCGTAACGTAACAGCACAGGACATAAGAAACTGGCACACGATGCCAAAACCTAAAGGGAACGGTTGGACAAGGGTAGGTTATTCTGATATGATAACGTTGGATGGGCAGTTAATAAACCTAACTCCTTGGAATACCGATCCTGTTATATATGGTAGTGAGATTACTAACGGTGCAAAAGGTTATAATGATGTTTCCCGGCATTTGGTTTATGTGGGCGGAAAGTACAACGGACAACCAAAAGATACCCGTACCGAGGATCAAAAAGACTTGATGGAGGATTATTGCAGATTTTTAGTTTCTATATACCCTTGGATAGAGATTGCCGGGCATTGTGATTTACCGGGACACAATAAAACTTGTCCTAATTTTAATGTTTTAAATTGGTTAGAAGAAATTGGGTTGCAGGATTATTTCATTAAAAAATAGAGAATGAATAATGTTTTGGTACATGACGAATCAGTATATCAAAATGATCCTCGAGAATATCTACTTTGTAGTGATGTTCATTTTGATTCCCCTCATTGTGATCGGGAGATGTTTAAACGGCATTTAGATTTGGCTAAAGAAAAAAATGCAAAAGTATTAATATTTGGGGATTTCTTTGACTTAATGGAAACCCGGAACGATAATCGCAGATCAAACGCTATATTACCTCAACATATTGGCACAGACTATACCCAAAAGGTTATTAATGAGGCGGTTGATTTCTTATTGCCGTATAAGGATAACTTGATGTTATTCAGCGACGGTAATCATGAAACAGCGGTAAAGAAACATTTAGGGGTTGATGTTTTAACCTTGTTAACGGCTACGCTAAATAAAGAGGGCGCAATGATTGCCAAAATGCCATACATGGGGTATGTGGTATTAAGGATGAATTTTAAAATGAGTAGGGGAAAGATAAAAGGGGAGAATAATGGAAGTATGCTTTATCGCATATTCTTTCATCATGGACTTTGGGGCGGTGTTGTGAGTCAGGGAACACAAGCGGTAATGAGAATGGCAGCTATTGCCCCAGATGCTGACTTGGTTGTTTCCGGACATACGCATAATCAATGGCAAATGAATTTTACAAGGTATTGCATCAATAAAACTTACAACATATACTTACACGAACAGATACACTTAAAGTTAGGAACATACAAAAATGACTTTATAGATGGGGGAGGATTTGCGGTTGAAAAAATGATGATGCCAAAACCTTTGGGTGCTTACTGGCTTAAAGTATTGGTCAAGTCAAAAAGTAGTCAAATAATTAGAAGAGCAGTTTATCCGGAGATTAATTTAGCAAAATGAAAAAAAGCCGAATCACTCCGGCTTCCCAAATGCTAATCTTATGGATGTTAATTAAAGTTAGGTAAATCTTTCTTATCAATCAAGTGTATGGTATAAGCGTCTTTCTGATACATTCCGGCTGCAATATCCCACATTTCTAATTTAACCATGATTTCCAACGCCCGGTCATACCATTCCGCTGTTCCTAAATTTACCTTTGAGTTAACTGGTGTAACTACGTAGATTTTCTTCTCTTTCATAATTCAAGTATTTTATAAATTTGATTCAATCGTGCCTTGTCTTTCTTGTCATGTGATTCACTTATCTTATTGATATAGTACCCTAAAGATTGCAAGTGATTCATTCTTAATTCTACCATTTGCGCTCTCGGAACATTATAAATTTCAGATAGTATAAAGTAAAACCATGATCTCGCCTTAACGACTGGAGCAATGCTCCGGGATTCGCAAGACATAAATTCAGATCTATGGATTCCGAATAGTGTTTCCACACATTTAGCGGATTTTTCAACATAGACTTCAAAGCGGTTTGTTTCTAAATTTTTTAATTTACTTGGCATATATTCTTGTTTTAATTGTGGTTAAATCTTTTTTCGCTAATTCATACAGTTCATCACCTTTCATGTATTCAGTAATAACCATATAAGCTAATGTTTTCTTATCCTCCGGTGCGCCATACTTTTGCCATAAGGCGGGTAAATCGTCTGTTATACATTGTGCGATAACTTCGTTTGTGGAAACGTTAACATAGTAACGAGCTTGGTCATTAATGTAATCCTCAATATCCTCTTCGTCTTTTAGATTACCTTTAATGATTTCCGCTCTTACCCCTGCGAGGGTTTGGAAAAAAAACTTGTCGTAGTTAAACGTGTTCATAAATAAAATTTACGGTTAATATAATATTCTCGTGCGTCTTTAAACATATCATTGAGATCCATCCAAAGATTTAAGGCGCAAAATGCTAAATCCTGTTTAGTGTCAATCGTTCCATAAACTTTATTCATTTCTGTTAAATCATTTGGTAATACTTCTAATAATACTTGATCTGTTGCCAGTTTAGCAAAGAATTGAGCTTCATCATTAAGGTAATCCTCGACTTGATCTAAAGTGGTAAAGTCACCTTGATCAATTTTCTGCCTTACCCCTGACATTGTTAACTTGTAAAATGATACTGGTTCAAATGTTGTTTTCATGGTTGATTTTTTTTAATTGTTTTCTTAATCTTGATAGTTTGTTAAAGGTTTTACCGGAAACAAATCCAGTTAATTCTATTTCCGTTTGCATGTAATACTCATATTGAGCAATTTCATTGATAAGATAATTTTTGATTGCTTGTGTGGTGTCTTTTTTCATCTGATTAATATTTTATGTAAAATTAAAAAATAATTTTAATAATTCATCTTTTTGAGAAAAAAAAATGCAAAAAAAATCCGGGCGATTGCTCAACCCGGATCGAATACCACACGAGAAAAGAACTATATGTTGTAATTGCTTATTTTGGCAGATTCTTTTTCCATGCTTAAAATTGATCTGTAACCCTCCATTGCGTGAGTTAATGCCCTGTTAAGGCGTTCCGCTTTAGTAACCAAATAGTTTGCTTCGGCAATCCTGCTTTCAATATACTTGGTTAAGTTTGAGGCGGAAGTAACCCCTGCCATATCTTTCCCTAACTGATTGTTTTTTATTGCCTTGATTACTTTATCGTATTCTTCTTTCTTCATAAGATCACGCCAATAAGTCGCAGATGCTAATGCTTCGCTACTGGATGGGTAAAGGTTAATCAATTCAGAAATTTTGGCTACCAACAATGCAGGAGAGGTGTCCTGCACGTCGGTAACAATAGCGTTTTCAATTTGTGCGAGGGCGTCTAATATGGCTTCTATTTTCCAAACATTCATAAATTATAATATATGATTGTGAGGATTAAGATTGCAGCCATAGCGTATGTTGCTTTTTTAAGATCTTGTTCTGTCATTCCTTTGTGGTTTTCATTGTGAAATAAACTGATTGCTTTTCAATAGTCGCAACACCTGTTTTAATCTCTTCGTCTTTAAGCGATTTTAAGGCGTTTTCAGCGTCTTTTACTTTGTCGCTATGTTTGTATGTGCTTCGGGTTTGTTTGTAGAACATAACGCCCGGAAATGCGTCATAGCGGTCAATCTGTGCGGTGATGAATGATTGCTCTAATGCTTTCCTACAACTTTCCTCTATTTCCTTGTAATGCTCAATCTTTGCCTTTGCTTTGAGTAACTTTTTTATAAGGTTGTCATCAATGATTGATTTCGTAGAGTAATTGTGCTTAATATACTGCATCGCTTCGCTTACCCCTGTAACAACCCAGTCAACAGCTTCCTGTAATTGCTTTAATGTTGGGTTATACGTGATATAGGAAACATCGCCTGTAAATTGCAAACCCTTAATTCCAGCGTAATATTGGCAAGGTAGCGATACGATTCCAACGCTGGGAATTAATCCATATTGCAAATAATGCCAATAAGCGTAAAGAAGTAATTGTTTTGATTCTTTAACATCTTCCTTTGTCCAAAGTTTACCGGTCTTAAAATCAACAATTAAATGTTGATAAGTCAAGTCTATATATCCAATAAACGGCAAGTTATATCCGACTAATGTATTTAAGTGATCTATGTCAAATGATATAAACTTTTCGGTGTCAGCTTTATTCAATTCAAAGGGTAAAACGTTTTGGACTTTTTGCAATACCTCAATATAATTTACATTATTGTCCGGTCTTACATAAGATCCTGTCTTGCAATAACTGTCAATCACCTCCGAAAATTGTTTTCCAAATTCCATGTGTTCATTTCCCGGCTTACTTATTTTGTGAATATAAGTATCAACAAAGTCAGACCGATAATTGTAAAAAGAATTGATTTGTGAATAACTTACGTGTGGTTTAATCCATTCCATTGTTAGTGCTTTTTAGTGGTTTGTATAAAAATGGTGTTTACACCGGACATAATTTCTTCAGGTTTAGCATCTTTAATGTGTGCGCTAATTTGATCGTAAATTTCAATCCAAACTTTAGTCAATGATTGAACGTCGCCGACCATTGTCTTTTCATCGTAATTTTTTCGCTCTAACTGTCCAAGAATTTTAATGATTGGCGATTTTTTTTCACGATAGGTAACTTCCAAACTCATGTTTGCTTTTACGTTTGGAGCGACTTCGTCATCCCCAGCAACCCACAAGGTTTCCTCATTGCCGGATTCATCCTTGACTTTAATAGGGTACTTTTTGCCATACTTTGTTTCAACAAGTCTGGACGCTTCGGTTGTAATTACTGTTTTCTGCATTTTGATAAATTTAGTGGTTAAATAATTTTTACAGGTTCGAAAAATTGCTCTTTAGTAATCACCCCTTTACGATAAAGGTCTAATAACTTAAAATAAAGGGAATAAGTGATTTGCCAATTTCTATTTAAACGTTGGCGTTTGTTGCGGTGTAGAGATATACTGGTATGCAATCCATCTGCATTAATACCCAAATCCTCTACGTAACTAATTAATTTTGTGGGGGTTGTTTCGTATTCAACGAAAGCTAAATTTAGATCTTTTGGTGTCATTGCGTTTAATTTTTCCGTAAATATAAAAATAAAAACTAAAACTATTCAGAAAAATTTTTATTTTTACAAAAAAAAGCAATGCACGTTGATTATGACTTGATTATGACTTATTCCGGACATGAGATCAAACTCATGGTTTTATTAGCGGAACGGTCAAATTGTAACCGGGTTAAGATTGCAAATAAAGCGTTGACTGGTTTAATGGGTTGCACGATTAATACCATTAAGCCAAAGATTAAAAAAATGATCGCTAATGGTGATATAATTATCCACGCTTCCGGGAATGATGCTAATGAGTATGAGTTAGTTTATCTGCAAACCGGAAAGATAGCAGGTGTAAAAAAGTTGGTAGGGTATCAAAAAATTGACACCCCCTTTGACCTTATGGAAACACCAATAAACATTGAGGATTTGGACACTTTTAAGGAAAAAATCTATAAGGAAAAAAATGAAAAAAATGACTATATATATAAATATAGTAGTAATATTAATTATAATAGTAATAATAATATATACCTAAAGGAAAAAATAAAAAATAAAATGACAAATCCAAATTTTGACGAAAGTTTTTACACGAAAATAGGAAAGAATCAAATTGAAGCTATAAAAGCTAATGATCTTTCCTCCTTAAACGCTGAACAAATTGAGATGCTGGTTGAATTTATGGAACACCGGAAACTAATTAAAAAGCCAATGACGCATTTAGCCGTTAAGCGTTGCATAACAAACATGGGTAAACTTCCCACTAAAGATGTAAGGTTTTTAATGGACAAGGCGATCATGAGCAGTTGGATTGATTGGTATTACCCGGACGCTTTACCTAAAGTCAAACCGGAAGATAGGATGAAAAACAACGCAACCGAATTACTTAAAGAAATAAGAGGATTTTAATGATAACAGTTGGCAGCGATTTTAGCGGTGTTGGAGCGTTCAATCAAGCATTAATGCGATTGGGTATTGAATATAAAGAAATCTTTGCCTGTGATATGGATAAATACGCAAGACAAACATTTATTTTTAATTATGGAGAACCGAAATACTTTCCTAAAGATGTATATGAAAGAGAAATACCAAAAGAGTCGCTGGATATTTATATGACTTCGCCTCCTTGCCAAGCGTTTAGTTTAGCCGGGAAAAGATTAGGAAAAGAGGATCAAAGGGGAATTTTGTTTTTTAACTCCTATGAATTTATTAAAACCAACAAGCCACGTTATTTTATATTTGAGAATGTAAAAGGATTATTGTCAGATGACAACGGAAACACTTTCAATGAGTGGTTAAATTTATTAGGTGGCAAAAGCGTTAATGGACTTCCTGTTTTATTTCCTTATGAGGGAGCATTAAATTATCATATTTACTATAAAGTATTAAACGCTAAAGATTATGGCGTTCCTCAAAATAGGGAAAGGGTTTTTATTATTGGAATTAGAGATGACCAAGACAACACCTTTAGATTTCCAATAGAAGAACATTTGACCAAAAGATTAAAAGATGTTTTAGAAGATAAGGTTGATGAAAAGTATTTTTTGAGTGAAAAAATGGTTAATTATTTTATAAATAATAATGATAAAAATTTAGCTAAACAAAATGGATTTTCTTTTAAGCCTACTGATGGCAATAATATATCAAGAACAATAACAACAAAAGAGGGAAGTAGAATGGAAAATAATTATATAAAAATTAAGTCAGCAACCTCAAAAGGATTTGAATATGCAACCGATGGAGATTCAATAAACTTTAGCTTACCAAATTCAGAAACACGAAGAGGCAGGGTAGGTAAACAAGTAGCGCAAACATTAGATACTGGATGCCAACAAGGGATTATCATATTAGATGACTATAATCAAAAATTAAACAATACTGGGGTAATAGGAACAATAACTTGTAATATAGGTAGTAAAGCAGAAAGAAATGGACAAAAAATAATTATAAATACAAACGAAAAATTAGATAAAGATTGTAGAATAAGACGTTTAACGCCTCGAGAATGTTTTAGACTTATGGATTTCCCGGAAAAGTTTATATGGAATGTTAGCGATTCTCAAGCATATAAACAAGCCGGTAATTCAATCGTTGTTGGCGTATTAGAAAAGATTATTAAAAAATTTAATTTATGAACTTTCAAGAATACTACAAGCTATACAATCACTACTTTGCCGGTATAGAAACCGATGGACTTACAGATTATGAAATTGACAACATGATAGAGATAATGTATGAAACGATAAACACAGCGGAAACAGAAAGAATTGCAATGGAAAGAGAAAATAATTTAAAAAATTCTGCTTATCTTAAAGATAAAATTGATACCATGAGTAATGACATAGAACTTTATTTAGTCAGTAAGGCGGATGACATTGGGTTTAAAATTATGACAGATCCGGAATACAGCATTGAGCAATTTAGCGATTACCCAAAACTAATTGAAGCACTTAAAGAAAGAGGAATACAATGAGCGACTTTGGTATAAGAATGAATGAGATCATTGAAGAATTATCGTTGGCGGTTATGGAATTTAACCTAAAGCCGAAAAAACCAAACTACCCGGTTGATTCCATGTTTCATATTACAATGATTTTTAATTCAATATTACTTGATAAGTTATGGGAATTACAGGAATACGACAACATGGGATTAGAGGATAGAGCCAATATGGCAGAGGCAATGGGAAAAGAATTAAAGACATTTATATATAAATACACAAATATAGATATGCACAAATTAACGACTGAACTTTTAGAAAGGAAACAATGAAAGACTTAATAACATTTACATTTTTAGTAATCGCCATTTGGGCGTTGGTATCAATTATTCAGCACATTAAAGATTGGCGAGATGAGCGATAGTATAGTTGAATCCGTAATCAATAAAATAATAAACCGGGCAGAGGTTGGATTAAAAAAATACGGCAAGACAATGGATAGAGATGACTTGACAATGAGTGAATGGATTATCCACGCACAGGAAGAAATAATGGATTTATTGTTATATTTAGAAAAAATTAACCACGATGACACACGAAAAATCTGTAATTGCCACGCTGCTGGTAAACCCAAGAAAGTACCTCGAGATTGGTGAAATCTTACGACCGGAAATGTTCTTTGATGATCAAATGCGGTCGTGTTATGAAATCATAGCTCAATATGAAGCGCAGATGCGAGGGTGGAATAAAGCAACCATTCAAAGCAAAGCTGAATTATCCCCACAGGAATTAATCGAAATCATTAAGTTTGCCGACAGCAATAGCATATACGAAAACGCTATAATTGTCCGAGATAAATACATAGAAAACCAAATCACAAATATTTGCCTTGATTATCCAAACACAGCCAAAGAGAAAGGATATGAAATGGCATACCATGATCTTATTAATAATTGCGAAGCAGCAATTCAGCTAACCCCTAAACGCAAAGATGACAAAGGGCAGGTATTTCAAGAAGCGATTGAGGCAATAATTAAAAACGCTACTCAAAACCAAATCGCAGGTATTACGACAGGATGGGGAGATTTAGACACCTTATTAGGTGGATGGGTAAACGGCAACCTTGTGATCATTGGCGCACGTCCGGCAATGGGAAAAACAACCGTAATGATGCATCATGTTTATAACGCTGCAATGGCAGGTATTCCGGTAGGGGTTATATCTTTAGAGATGACTAAAAAGGAATTGATAAGCAAACTAATAGCACAAGTCGCAGAGATCCCGATTGCTAAAATAAGAGCCGGGCAGTTAAACCAATTTGATGTTGATACAGCGGTAAAGACTGGGGAAAAGATATACGACCTGCCAATTTATTTGGAGGACTTTAGCCAAAAGAATAAAATCACCATAGAAACCATAATTGATGAAACAAACTACATGGTTAAGAAGCGAGGGGTGAAGTTATTATTGATTGATTATTTGCAGTTGATAGATTATTCTGGAAACCAAACAGCAAATTATGAGGTGCAGAATATTTCCCGGCAGTTAAAGCGATTGGCTAAAAATTGTAACATTCCTATTATCGCACTTGCTCAATTATCAAGGGGGATTGAAAACAGGACAAATAAACGTCCAATGATGGCAGATTTAAGAGATTCCGGCAGTATAGAGCAGGATGCAGATATAGTGATTGGACTTTATAGGGAAGAATATTATAACCCGGAAACATCGGATAAAGGATTGACTGAATATATCATATTGAAAGATCGACAAGCAGGTAAGCCGTTTACATTGACGTATAAGTATGGCAACGGAGGATATAAGTCAACCGCCTCTATGGCGCAAAATGTACCCTTTTAAAATAAAGACTATGCTAAATTTGCAAGATTACTTTATTGAAGAAAACGAACTTATTGAAAAACTTTTTGATTTGGATGAAATATTAGCTTTTCAATTAGAACATAATGTTGAGGTATTAAGAGGTGAGGATTATCAGTACTTGTGCTACATAGACAGAAAGGGATATGGAACTTCATTAACCCCGTTGGGAGCTTTAACTATTGGTATCAAACAATTTAAGGAAAAGCAGACAAATCGTAGCTAACTTACTTATCTTTATAATTTAAGAGTAAAACAATGAAAAACTTTGAAGAATTAGTAAAAGCAAAACTTAAAGAAAATATCGTAAGCGAGGGCATTAGATTCAATGATGGATATGAATTAGGAGCAAGATGGGCATTGAGTTTGTGTGAAGATGTAGGCAAGGATATATTATCTGATTTAATGAAAGAACAAGAGGAAATTATAAACAGTCCTATAAGGTTTAATGGAGTTCACATTGATAAGATAAAACAGATATTTGAAAAAAACGGTATTAATTATGATGTTGGTTTTTAGCATTGCCTATAACGGCATTCAAATTGGCGCAGTGCCTAATTAAAACTAAAATAATATGACAAACAAAGAAATCAAAACACTTGCAGACGGCTATTATGCTTGTAATGCAGATTGGTTAAATAAGGAACAAGAACAAGACACTAAAGTAGGTTGGAGGCAAGGGTTTGCTTACGCATTGCGCCAATTTAATTTAAAAGAAAAAACAATGGATGAACAAGATTACAAAGCTATAAATGAGGAATCAAAACCTCAATTAAA